TCTGTCTTAAGCTGACGAACTGTTTTTTCAATTGCTGATTTTTCTGCTCCTTCTCTTAATTTAGTTTTGTATCCATCAGGATCAGCAAGCAACCAAAGTGCTTCAGCAATAAGATCATGACGTGGTTCAACCCACTGATACTTTTCTAGCAAGTGACCTAACATATTTGTTTGACGGCCATTGATAGATGGATAGTTAGGTTGAACAAGTCCTGAGAAAAGTAAATTCTGCATTTTGTTATCTAACTTAATGCCATTAAGCTGTCCTCCTGCAAGTGCACTATATACATTATCTTGATAAAGCTTAGCTTGCGCTTCTTGTTTTGCTTTAGCTTGTTCCTGTTGCTGAATACGTGACTGAATAATTTGTTCTTGCATTTGATCTAAACGTGGCTTAAATCTTTCTGCCTTTAGTTGAAGATCTCCTCTATCGCGTAATGCTTCAATTTCTTCTTCAATTTCATCAGCAGTACCATATTTAGTAGCTTGTAGATAAGATCTTACAATACTTTCCTGTCCTTCAGGAGATTTTGGATCTAACTCTTTAACTTCTTCAGCAGCTGCAAGTGCACGGAACATATTCTTAAGATCTGTTCCTCCATTTGCTACATATTCATATGCACGTTTTAATTCGTTAGGTAGACTGTTGTAAAAAGTTGCAGGTACTTCTTCTAAGAGGCGTTCTTCTCTTTCATTAAAGTTTGCTTCAAGAAGCTCTTCCCAATCTGCCTGAGAATAATCTTCCAACTTCTTTCCGTCATCAAAAGGAAACAACAAACCTTTTTCAATAAGTTTGTTTGCTGTTTCAATCATAACGTCTTTAGTAAGAGTAGGACGACCCCCTACATTTTTCTGATTTTCATCTGAAAAACTTTCTTCAATCAATTGACTCAGGCCTTCTAGTGAAGTATCTTCAATTGATGGAGTTGCAGATGGTGTACCTTCTGTACTTGTACTTGCTGAGGCAGCAGGTGGATCATTTACAATTGGTTTGTCAAGGAACGTAGTGTCAGTTGTAGTCTGCGAAAAGATACCTGGTTTCTTATTATCATCTACTGTTGTAGATCCTGAAGCAACCATAATACTTTCACTTCCTACTCCTAACAACTCTTCCAGGTTGTCAAATTCTACTTCCTGGACATTTGTTTTTTCATCAGCCATTTTTTGTTGGTTTTAATTATTGACTTACTATTAATATAAGCAAATTTAACGAGTTAACTTTTATATATTTAAGGTAAAGTGATTATATATTTAAAAGTTTCTCATTATATAGCTATGATTTTTTATTCTTTTTTTCAGTAGGTTTTTTAGGTTTTACGTCAAATCGATTTTTATTTTCTCTAGCTATATCCATTTCCATTTGCTTAATGTTTGTTTGATGGTTCATTTTTTCTTTTTCCATCTGCATCTTTTGAGCAAACTGATTATTCTTATTAATTTCTTTTTCTCTATCCATGTTCATAGTCTCCTGATATTCAGCAGTTTTACGCATAGATTCCATTTGATCAACAAAATCAGATTGTAGATTTTGATTAACATCTTGCATAGCACCATACCCAGATGCTTTAATTTCAGCTACAAGAAGATCTTTTCTTCTGTTCTTCTCAGCTTCCATTTGTTCAAACTCTCTTTCATTTGCTTTTTCTTGAGCAGCGGCTTCAAGTTCCATCTGTTTCATTTTTTCAGCTTGAGCATATTCTTCTTGTTTCTGCCGTTTCTGTTTAGATTCAATATCTTTTAGAATATTATTTAGGTGACCCATAGAGTCAGTCTGTAGGATATGTCCTAAATCATAAATAGAAGCACCAGATGTATTGTTAGATATAGCAAGTTGCTTCATCTGCTCAATAATTGTTCTATGGTTAGCCTTAGTAGAACAGAATACATTAAGATCACGCATTAAAAGATCTGTACCATTTATTTCAAAGTTGATGCGCTCATCATTGGATGTACTTACCTGCATTCTAATAGATGGTTTAGTAGAAGCATAATACTGTGCTAAGTCTGTACGCATCTGATGCACACGTGGCATTAGATGATCAGAGTGCTGAGTAAAGTACTGTTCTGTCTGTGCATAAGATCCTGCAATAGCTTGTTCAATACCTGTGGCAGTATTTGTCTGACCTAATTGTTGCCCTAGACGTTGTGGTGTAATACCTATTACTTCAAATGCTTGTTGCTTAAAGAAGTTAGCTAACTGAATACGAGAAAGCATACGTTGGGTTTGCTCTAGGTTAAGAACCTGGAAATGTTGGAAGTTAAGAGCATTCTCAGTATTAGTAATTGAAGTATCTAATGGTAACATACCAAAATCTTTCATTGCAACATATGCTTTAGCAAGGTTACCCTTACCCCAGTCTTCACCTAATGAATGTTGTGGTAATGTATTCTGATCTAGCATAATTACAGATCCAATTTCATCAACAAGGATATCAGATATCTGATTGTTCACCATGTTATATGAAATCTGGAATGGTTTCATTAAATCTACAAGGGATACAGATTTTGTATTTCTATCAGAAAATACTCGACCCTCTACAGGGAGTTTACATCCATATAATGTGTTATCACCTTTAAACTGAAATTTCATAGGCTTAATCCTGTTCTGCATGATACCAAGATACATAGGATTGATACCTCCAGGGTTTTGCATTCCCCACCATGATGGCATGTTAGGACCTATTTTAACACCACCCCATACCTGATTAATCCATATCCAGTCAATATGCTCACCAAATAATAGATTATCCTTGGACTTATTCTTAAAGAAAGTAGTATCATACATAGGTTTATCTACAATTTTATAATGCTCATCTACTATCTTATTTATAACTGAACCATCTTCATCTATCTTAGTAAGATGTCCTATCTTACGTTGAGATTTCCAATATGCTGTAGTTACACGAAGCATGTGCGCAGTACCCATGTCATAGTAGTCTTCTGACTCACCCATAATCCAGTTAATGATATCTCCTCCATTATAAACAAAGTTATCATACATAGAAGTAAACTGACGATACTCTAAAGAAGGTCTGTTTACGTTCCACTCATGAGATCTTGTAGCATCATAGTAAGTACCATCATTTTGATATCCCTGGATAGGATAACCAGCAGATCTTACAGGATAGATTGCCTCAATAGATTCAAGTTGCTCTTCAGACATTATCCATCCGTATTTATCAATTATGTCTGATGCAGTAAGCATTTCTATTTTACCTACCCAATTACCTTGAGATATATAACGTACATCAGGAGATTTATGGTAGAATGTAAGTACGGGATTCCATAACTCAAGATTATAATCATCCTCAAGCATTTGGAAATGCCAGAATTCTCTATCTGTTATAAGAGCATCTTCAAAAGCGCGTTCTTCTAATTCATCCAGCTTAAATCTTTCCTCATCAATAAGATGTTGTTTAGATGCCCATTCTTCACAAAGACTGATATAATCTTTAGCGTAAAACTTTTCAATTTCAGGAAGTGACTTAATAGCTTCAGGTGACATAGCCTTTTTAATCTCTGGATCATTAGGATCAGCACCCATTTCAATAAATTTAGCAGCTAATTTCTGTTCTGCTTCTTTTACTAATGCTTCTTCTATGTCAGCTCTTTTAGCTTCCATAATTTCATTATAAGTGTACTCATCAACAGCTCTAAAGTTTACACGTGTATTTCTTTTAGCAAACTCTGCTGTAAGTACCTTAATAACATTAGGAATAATTGGATAAAATTTAAGTTCTAATGCAGAAGGATAGTCTCTTGCCAATGTATCTACGATATCTCTATACTCATTATCTTCTTCTATTAGATAATCAGTTTTATCAATGATACCTTTGGCCAACTTATAGTTCTTCATCAACCTTCTAGCATTTCTACGAATATGTTTTAAACCTTGCCATTCTAGCCAGTCCATATTCCATGCTGTCCAATCATCATCCTTATCTTTTGCAGGTAAGAATTGAAGAGGCTGAGTGATATTACCTAAACGGTTATATTCAGCTCTTTTGCCCTTTTTAAGTTGGAGCGCGTTTAAAATTTCCATTATCTAAGTTTTCTATATGGTAATCTAGGTAATCTACTTCCACTTGAACCTCCCTTTCGATTACCCATATGTCGAAAAGGGGTACTATTTAATTTATATAAATTATCTGAGATTTGCAAGTTTTTAGTTCTTACATCGTCAACTCTTTTACTATATCCTCTATTTGATTGCTGTACTTTAGCAAACGCAATCAAAGCAGCTAGTGAAACAAGTCTATCCACGTTAGTACCTGGTCTGTATTGTTCCATTTCTACTAATGACATGTAATCTGTTATTCTTTCTACACCATATGTAGTAGAAATAACAGTACCATCTTCATCAGTTTCCTGATTGATTTCTTCTGTAAGCCAACCAATTAAGTAGCTGAGAAGATGTGTTTTAAATATAGTACCTGTATTCTTCCAGCCATAATCAGAATAAACAGACTTATTAGCACCTAGATCTTTAAGAAAAACAATCTGATTTTTAGGTACTAAATATTTTTGTTTTCTTCTTTCAATCATATACTGAATAAAGAGTGATACGTTGTTTTCTACAATTGTCCAAGCATTATACCACTCAATGATGAGCTCTAGTTGCTCATGTGTTTTAGTAAGATCATCATACCTACCACACCATGATGCTACTATTTTATCTCCTTCTGCAAGATTTTCTACTCCTCTATCTGTAATTCTGGTTACCTCTACAGGATTTTTGTATACATGTATAGAGCAAAGCGATTCTGATGTAGTTGTCTTACCTTCACCTACAGGGTCAACAGATGCGTAATATGTACCCCATTTAGAATCAGGAACAGGTCTTTCATATACAATAAGTACTCCACGTTTATCTTCAAGCTTCTTATCTACGGGAAACTGCATAATTGGAAGCCTTCTTGATTGCTTGGCATTGATATCCCCATTCATCATCCTTTCCAGCTCAATATGCTCATAAGGAAACTCTTTATCTTCAATACGTTTTTTTTGAGCTCCTATAAGTAAAAGTGGGAATACTGATTCATCACGAAAAGCAAAAGCTTCTTTTATATTGATAGGGTGCTGAGATATACGTAATCTGTAGATCTCAGGTGAAAGATTTCTTTTCCACTCTTCTCGTATTAGCTCAATTGCTTCTAATGATTCTTTTATAAGTGAATTACCGTACTTATCAATATATGGAGGCATAGACCAATGCTCAGGAATAAAAAGAGCTGTTCTACCTCTAACTCCTGTTTCATCTATAAGATCTGTTTCTACGCCATACATACCATTAGCGTCTGGATTCATTGTAAAATCCTCTAATGGTTTACACTGTGATAAATCACCCACAGATCCTGCAGCAATAAATAATCCTGTAGTTATACTGCCTGATTGCATTGCAGGTCGTAAGTATTCAAAGGTTTTGTTCATTGTAGGAGCAATACCTGCTTCTTCATAGAAGAAGTAAGAACAAGGTCCACCGACGCCTTTTGTGTCAGATTGCTCAAAAGACATACCTTGAAGCATTCCTTTAAGTCCTTTCTCTTGCTTACGACCATTTTCAGTTACTTCAATCTTTTGCTGCCATGTAAGTACCTTACCTGGATTCATAGGACGATACCATGCTGTCTTAGAATTTAAGAATGCGCGATACTCATCTAGAAACTTCCAGGATCCTTCTAAGCCAATATAATCTTTAAGTGATGCGCCTAACTTAAGTATTACACCTCGTTCAAACCATATCTGATTAATGAACTTACCCATATGATAATATGAGGAAGCTATCTGACGTTTCTTAAGTATACTGCAGTGCTTATAGTTTAATTCTGCGAGGCACTCATAAAGTGCCATGTGATATTGTGCATCACGCACACCTGCGAAGTCAAAGTTCTTTTTCTCCTTATCATATATTGGAAGGAAGTTAAGCCACATGTAGTAGTCACGTGGTAGATACCATGTTTTGTCTCCATTTTTAAATATTACTCCTTTACGACATTTTTCTTTTTCATTATCCCAGTAAGAGATGAAGTCTTTGCTCATATAAGGAGCCATACAGTAAACCTCACCCTGTTCTTTGAATTTGCGTGCCTGTTCATTAAAAGCAAATGATGTTTCATCAAATTCATATAAGCCAGGTTCTTTAAATAACGAAGTGAGAAATTCTATAAAGTCTTCTCTTGTATCAAAAGAAGATGTTTCCCATACACCATTATTCCATGTAGGAATTACATATTCTGGATCATTATAGCTGATCATATCCTAGATTTTGACCTCCACGTACTGATGTTTTACTCTGTTCTGCTTCAAGATCTTTAAGAACACCTTTGAATGATTCTCTAATTGCCTGAAAGTTTTTGGCTGCAGCAATAAGAGAGTTAATATTTCCATCTCTACCAGCTGTGATATTTGCTGTCTCCATATAGTAACTTAAGTTATCCAACATCTTTGCAATACCATTATATGCACGTAATGTAGGTGTTGTATACAATATAGTACATTTTTCAATTGCTTTTACAATTAGCTGATCATCTGTTGATACATCCAGACCAATTGACTCTACAATTAAATCCTCTTTATCATCTTCAGGCATGTTAAAGAATGGATTAAGTTCTGGGTTAGGACATGTCATATAAAAGATATAAGCATATATCTTAAGGTGATTGTCAGGATAGTTAACCATTATATCATGCAGCCAGTTAATTGTATAACAGTGCTCTGTTGCTTTGATAACTCCATTTTCTAGATCAAACAGTTTTATTGTCATTTCTTTGTCTTTTTAAAATCTGGGTTATTCTGGATATGCTTTATAATATTTATCACTTCTTTTTTTAGATAAGGTAAGTTATAAGGAACTATCTTATCCACAACAAAATTACCATCTTGATCTTTTGCGTAAATAGGATTACCATATTTATCTTCACCTTCTTTTTTAAAAATAATATGCTCTAATACAATCTTACCTGGTTTTAGATTAGGATTATGCTTAAGCATGATATACATATAAATAGACAGCTGTAAGGAGTAATGAGTATAGTTGCAATCATCTAAATGGTTAATTGGCAATAGCATTTTTTCTGTTACACCCTCCCAGTTAGTATATGCATTAAGCTTTATCTCTTTGTTGGTTTTGTAGTCATAAAGATCGATAGTATCACCAATTACCTCCACTCTATCTGCTTGACCACAGATGCCTGCAGACTTTAAATATACCATATGTTCAGGGTAAATTCCTTCTACAAGATTTTGATCTGGAGCAAGTTTTACTCCATCTTGTTCAATAGGTCTAACAATAGTTATATTTTTTCCTGATCTACCGATAGTATCACATGATACTATATCTTCTTCTCTTTGGTTATGATACCAAGTACCTAAATCTATAGCTACTGTATTACTTTTATCCCATATAGATATTATCTCTTCTGGTGTAAGACCAAACCACTTTGATCGTTTATTTTTAGAAGCTTTAAGAGCTGTTGCTTCTTTATCAAATGGTTTTTTAAGTAAGCTGATTAAGCTTGTTACGCTTATCCATTCTATATTTTCGTTTTGGTCTATGCTTTGGTATTTGTGATCTGATGCTGTGAATTGAATTGCCATATGTTAATCTTCTGGAGGGTTAATAATAGCCATTGCTTCTTCATATGCTTCTCTACCGTCAAAGGAGTTATGAATTATCAATGTAGAGATTTCATCTACTGCGCTGGCTTGAGGTCTACAGTCACATGCTCTACTTAATATATGCATGTTATCATCATCTAAAGGAACAATGTGATATGCATTGTCCTC